TGGATTGCTTGGTGTTACCAAATTGGCATACAACGCAGATCAAACATCACGTGATGGCATTTATAAACTTGGTGTAAATCCTATTGTTTCCTTTCCAGGACAAGGTATCGTTCTTTATGGAGATAAAACGTTGCAAAGAAAACCAAGTGCATTTGATCGTATTAATGTACGCCGTTTGTTTATTACTCTTGAAAAAGCAATTGCAACCGCAGCCAAATTTCAATTGTTTGAACAAAATGATGATTTTACTCGCAGTGCATTCCGTAATGCAATTGAACCGTTTTTACGAGACGTTCAAGGCCGTCGTGGTATTACTGACTTCCGAGTTATTTGTGATGCCACAAATAATACAGGTGAAGTAATTGATAATAACAACTTTGTTGCTGACATTTATATCAAACCTACTCGTTCAATTAACTATATTACTCTAAACTTTATTGCGACACGCACAGGCGTTGAATTTAGAGAAATCGTTGGGTAATATTATAAATAAACATAATAACTAAACTTAAAGAATAATTATATGCCTAATATAGATGATTTTAAAACAAAACTAACAGGTGGTGGTGCTCGTGCCAACCTTTTCGAGGTTAAACTTGAATGGCCTGGTTCGAATGCAAGGGAAAAAGCTGATGCTTCATTTCTTGTTAAAGCAACAACTTTGCCGTCAAGCCAAATCGAAAATATTGATTTAGCTTATCGCGGTCGTATGCTTAAAATTGCAGGTGATCGCACTTATGAAAATTGGAGTGTTACCGTAATCAATGATAATAATATGAACATTCGAACAGCAATGGAAGAGTGGATGAACATTATTAATAACAACGTTGCAAACGTGTCAAGTTCATTCAGCCCTCTCGACTATTACAGAAACTTGAGTGTTACTCAACTTGACCGAAGAGAACAAAAAGGTAAAAAATATCTTTTTGCCAATGCGTATCCAATTAATGTTTCCGCGATTGACTTAGGTTATGATAAAAATAATGAAATTGAAGAATTCACCGTTGAATTCGCCTATCAATATTGGACGTCATCCTTTGGACAAAGTGAATAATACAATATTCTAAACTTAACAAACTCGGTGGCGTCTTTAATGCCACCGAGTTTTTTCTATAAATAATACTATGAACCTATTCGGATTTGAAATAAGCAAAAAAATTGAAAGAACATCTGAGGAAGAATATGACCTAAAATCCTTTGCACCGCCGCATGAAAATGATGGTACAGCAATTGTTAATTCCTCATCCACAAGTGGTTATTACGGTCAAGTGCTTGATCTTAATGGCGCAATGATTACCAATGAAAAAGATTTAATTCTTAAATATCGTAATGCTGCAAGCCAACCTGAATGTGATAGTGCTGTTTCAGACATTGTTGATGCGTCAATTGTAAATGACAGTGACGGCAGTCCTGTAAATTTAATTCTTGATAATGTTGAATTACCTGAAAATATTAAGGAGAAAATTCACGATGAATTTAAAATTATTCTTAAGTTATTAGATTTTAACTATAACGGTCCTGATATTTTCCGCAGATGGTACATTGATGGTAAAATTTATTACCATTTAATGATTGATAATGAAAAATCAAAAGATGGTATTCGTGAAATTCGTCAAATTGATCCTTTAAGAATTAAAAAGGTTAAAGAAATTACCACAAAAATTGATAAAATAAGCGGTGTAAAAACTTCTTCGGTAAGCGGAGAATACTTTTTGTACAGCGATGATTTTAATGGATCACCAGGCACAGGTGGTACAACTTCGGGGATCAGAATTGATCCTAATACCATTGTTTATGTTCCTTCTGGATTGCTTGATGAAACTGGTGTTGTTTCAATATCATATCTTCATAAAGCAACTAAAATTATTAACCAATTGCGTATGATGGAAGATTCATTGGTAATCTATCGTATGGCACGTGCGCCTGAACGTCGTGTTTTCTACATTGACATTGGTAATCTTCCAAAAGGAAAGGCGGAAGAATATGTTCAAGGCATTATGGCCAAATATCGTAACAAACTTGTTTATGATGTTTCCACCGGTGAAATGCGAGATGATCGTAAAACAATGACAATGCTGGAAGATTTTTGGTTACCACGCCGAGACGGTGGCAGAGGAACTGAAATTACAACATTGCCGGGCGGCGAAAATTTAGGTCAAATTGATGACGTCGTGTTTTTCCAAAGAAAACTATACAATTCCTTAAATGTTCCACCAAACCGACTTGAAAGTGCCACAACTTATAATATAGGTCGTAGTACCGAAATTACAAGAGATGAAGTTAAATTTCAAAAGTTTGTTAATAGACTTCGTAAAAAGTTTTCCGTATTGTTTATTTCCATGTTGAAAATCCAATTGATTCTTAAAGGTATTATTACCATTGACGATTGGGATGATATTAGAGAAAATATTGCAGTTGATTATCTTGAAGATAACTTTTTCAGTGAATTAAAAGACTTCGAAATTATGAATGAACGTATTACCATGCTTAATTCTATCGAAGATAAAATCGGCAAGTACTATAGTGAAAAATGGGTTCGTTCCAATATTCTTAACCAATCGGATGAAGACATTGAAAAAATGGATGAACAAATTGCTTTGGAAGCAGCTGCTAAACTTGAACCTAAGGAGACTCAAAGTGATGATGGCGGCTTTGATATGTCATCCGATACTGACGAAATGGATATGGAAACATTTGATAATAATTTTGATGCGCCCGAGCCTGAAGCAAATGAACCGGAAGACAATTTTGATTTTGGTTCACAGGATAATACCTCAGAACCACCTCCAGTTGTGGAACCTCAAGATATGGCACCACCAACAGTTTCAGCGCCTGATGTTAACTTACCACAATAAAATTACATTATAAATAAAATACTATGGACTCTAAAGAATTAATTCAAAATATAGTAAGCGGAGATGCAAAAGCAACTGATGCTGCATTTAATGCGCTTATACAAGATAAAGCACGAACAATACTTGACATTAAAAAAGTTGAAATGACTGCTGATATCTATAATAAACAAGAAAAATAAACGCTCAGTTTCCAATTGAGTTTGTTTTTCCATTGATTTATTACTATGAATAGACGAAAATTACATTCTCAAATATCCGATTGTACACCGCAATTTAAAATTTTTTTTGAATATGCTTTGGATTATTTGCACGATAATAATAAGGAACTTGTAATTCGTCCTGGTGAAAGAATTAAATATGGAAATGATCCTGCCGAATGCACAGGTTGGTGCGATGGAGATTCCATTGAAATAGCTCGTGAATTAAACTTATTTGAAGAAACATTTGTTCATGAGTTTTGTCATATGATGCAAGCTGTTGAAGATACTCATTTATGGAATCAACATCAAAAATCTAATTTTTGGGATAATTTAAATCTTACTTTGGATTTAAAATCCAATGATGATAATGATATAAGTTTTTGGGATGAAACATATAAAATAATACGACTAGAACAAGATTGCGAAGCACGAGCATTGAAAATGAATAAACATTGGAAAATATTTGATGGTAATGTTTATGCCAAACAAGCTAATGCTTATTTGTATTTTTACCATTATGTGTATTTAACTCGTAAATGGGAATTAGCATCATCATTGTATTGCGATGAATTAATAAAATTAATGCCAGCAAAATTATTGACACAAAAACAGCTTAAAATTATTGATATGACTATTATGAATGCATATAATAAAGTGTTAAAAAAATGAATTTAGAAATATCATTTTGTATAAATAGATTCTAATGAAGTTAATAACCGAACATACAGAAAATGTCAAATACTTTTCTGAATCAGTTGGATCCAATGGCGAAAAGAAATTTGTCATTGAAGGCATTTTCATGCAAGCGGAACAGCTTAATAGAAATAGTAGAATTTATCCTAAAACTGTTCTTGAAAGCGCCGTTGATCGTTACGTTACCAATTATGTTAATAAGGGACGTGCAGTAGGTGAATTAAATCACCCTGAATCACCAAGCATAAACTTAGATAAAGTTTCACATCGTATTACAAACCTTTCCTGGGACGGTAATGATGTTATTGGTAAGGCGCTTATCTTAAATACTCCAATGGGAGTTATTGTAAAAGGATTACTTGAAGGTGGTTGCCAATTGGGTGTATCAAGCCGCGGTATGGGAACAGTGGATAGCAAAAATGGTAAAACAACCGTTAATGATGATTTTGTTCTTTCAACTGTTGATATTGTACAAGATCCTTCTGCACCGTCCGCTTTTGTCAACGGCATTATGGAAGGTGTTGAATATCCC